AGTTGGTGAAGATGGGAGCAAACATTCGTTCCTATAATAATTTGGCAATCATAGAGGGTCATTCTTATTTGATGGGAGCAAAAGTAAGCGGCACAGATTTAAGAGCAACTGCTGCACTTGCACTTGCTGGATTGTATGCAAGTGGCAAAACAGTTATATCTGGTGTAGAATATCTGGAGAGAGGATATTCACAATTCGTTGAGAAACTAACACTATTAGGAGCAAAAGTATGGAAGGATTTGTGATTGGAAATGGTGAATACGCTGCTGTACCTTACGGCAAGTATCTGTTGGTGATACATAATGGGCAACAACTTGAGAAACTGTATAGAACTGAATCTTCTGCACGAAAGTATATCAATGACCATCGTAAGGGTAAATCAGTAGCACAACTTCCACTAGATTAAAATAGCTCACCTCTAAAGCGTTCCTACAGTATCACCACTAAAACCATGTTCGTTACTGAAGACCTCAAATCTGCTGTTGCTGAAGCAGAAAAGTTTCAAGAAGAGAGTGTTTATTCTGAATTGATGTGTCTCAAACCAATTAAAGGTGGTGTTGGTCTTAAAACCTTTGAGACTGCACTTGACCGTGCCAAAAAATACATGACTGAGGGAGATGTTGCGTTTTATCGTAACTTCTATAAGACCTATTCTTCTCCTGTTTGTGTTCTCCCTAAAGGACACAGTGGCAAATGCTGTTGTTCCTATAGTAAGTTCTTTACTGCTAAGTTTGCAAAAAAAATTAAGGACTGTGATACTACCCCTGGAGATGATGACATTCTATTCAAGAACCGAGCACGTCGTATTTTTTCTATCCAAGTCAATAAGAATCAGTATACATCTTTGAACGCAAAACATACTTGGAAAGCAAAAGGTATTAAGATGAAAGCAGCAATCCCTGTTGAGTTTGGTGGCACTAATTTTACCATTGCCACTGCACATTTTGACTTTGCTGCTATCTTACTGCTACAAAAAGGAATTGAACATAAACTACCCGAAGATGTGGAGTTTAAGTTGCTTGAACGTGCTCAGGATATTGTTGATGAGTTTCGAGCACAAGATATTGACATTGTTGATGAGAGTGGACAACTTTGCTGCCCTGTGCTAGGATGTACTATTGAACCAGAGTGGTACGAGACTGATGACAAGAATCCTAATCAGATTCAGTTTGGTCATGTTCAACCAATTCGCTCAGATAAGTATATGACCCGTGGGGGTAATGTTGTACCTATCACCCGCAATGGTAACTTGATGCAATCCGATAAATCTATTCAGCAAACTTATGCAGATCAAGAAGCAGCAGTCGAACGTCGTAAAGCACGGAGATTGTCTCGATGAGTTAGGGAAACTGGATGACAAGTCAGTTGATCTGATTCTCATTGACCCTCCTTACAATATCGGCAAAGATGAATGGGACGACTTTGGAATTACCAAAAAAGGCTATCAACCAAAACCCTATGATGGTGATTCCTATTATGACTGGATGCAGGAAGTATTTGTTGCATTGAGTCGCGTTATGAAAGACTCAGGTTCATTCTGGTTCTTTCATAATGACTTCAGAATGATGGCAGAATTGGATCGACGTATTCAATTTAGCACGGATTTCGAGTACAAAAATTTTATTGTTTGGAACAAATTATTTCCTAGATGCAAACAAGAGGGATTCTTGAATGGTTTTGTGCAAGTTGAAGGGTTAAACAATTTTCAGAAAATGGCAGAGTATATGTTATTCTATACTCGCAAAGATCTTCATCTTAAGTTAAGAGAACGGCGAATGGAGTTGGGTGTTAAATCATCCGATATTAGCAGAGAAATCTTAAGTAAAACGGGCGGATTGACTGGTTGGTACAGTAACATCGAAACTGGTAAAAATTATCCCACGGAGGATACAATCGTCCCAATTACCAAGCATTTGGGATTCACAATGAACGATCTTGTGCCAAAGTTCTATAATCAAAAGAACAGTCATTCTGTATGGCAGTATGATTTTGACTCTAAAAAGATGGGGCATTTGACACCTAAACCAATTGAATTGCTCAAGAATATCATAGTTCACTGCACCGATCCTGGTGATTTAGTTTTGGATTGTTTCGGTGGGAGTGGTAGCACTGCCGTCGCATGTATCGAAACTGATCGTAACTATCTGTTGATTGAGAGAGAGGAAAAATATGTTGAAATTGCAAATGATAGGATAGCACGGTACGCTGCAAGATTGCCCATCTAAAGATCAAAACTTTATTGAATTAAAATAGCTCACCTCTAAAGCGTTCCAGTGGTATGAAGAACACTCACATCGAACACCCTGAAGATTCCATCCTGACGGGTGACCTGTCTGTGCTGGACTGGTTCACCGCTGCAGGCACTCTCAGCGTTAAAATGGACGGTGCTCCTGCGATTGTCTGGGGCACGAATCCTGCCACTGGAAACTTCTTCGTAGGCACCAAAAGTGTCTTCAACAAAGTTAAAATCAAAATCAATGAAACGCACACTCAAATTGATCACAATCACAGTGGGCGTGTTGCTGATATTCTACATAGTGCCTTGGATTATCTTCCTCGTACAAACAGGATTATTCAAGGTGATTTTCTTGGGTTTGGTGGTGTGGATACTTTTTGCCCCAATACGGTTACTTATCTCTTTCCTGAAAAAGTAACTGCTAAGATTGTTGTTGCTCCGCACACTTGGTATGAAGCAAACGATGATCTTCGTGATAGTAGGGCAATTCCTCTCACTGTCAATCTGCAGAGCACGGATGATTGTTTGTTTGTGCGTCCTCGTGCATACATTCAGCACGGACAAACTTCTTTTGCTGATGTAGAGGAAGTCTGCAACTTTGCCCGTCAAGTGTCAACGATGTGTGAGTTCGCAACTGTTAAGGAAGCAGCACAGATCAAGCAACAAATCAATGCCTGCATCCGTGTTGGTGTTGATGTTAATGACGGTTTCATTGATTGTGACTCCAACCTACTGGGCTTGTGGAAGTTGGTGAAGTCCATCAAAGAAGATTGTTTATACCTCTGTCGCAATGATGGACCTTCAGCATACATCAGTGGTGAGCGAATTGATGCAGAGGGTTATGTTCTCTCTAATGAGTTCGGCACCTTTAAGTTAGTCAATCGTGAATGTTTCTCTCGTGCTAACTTTACTCTTGCCAAATCCTGGTAAATTAAAATAGCTCACCTCTAAAGCGTTCCTACAGTATGAGCACTCCTACCATGCAAGCACAAGCACAACAAATCATCGCAGACAATGTGTATCAGCACACTCTTGCCCTGATTGAAGCACTCAAAGACAATTATCGTCAACACTCTATTCGTTCTCATCAGCGTTCTATTGAGCGATTTGATGCAGTTCCTGGTTATCATCAGCGCAAGATTGATGAACTCAAGTCTGGCAAGTGTGACATTGATTATACCATCGAAACTGGTAAAAAATATCACAAAGTTATCATGAGCATTGACAATGGTGGCAAATTCCCCAACTCTCGTAGTGTGCATTGCTTCATTGACAAGAACACTGGTGAAGTGTATAAAACTGCATCCTGGAAGTCTCCTGCCAAAGGTGTTCGTTTTGATCTGCGATTGATTACTGATCGTGAATACCTTCTGGAACATGCTGACTGGTCTGGTGGTTACCTTTACGCAAAATGATTAACACAATGAACAACACAATCAACGAACTGACTGTAACCAAATCACTCAAACTTCTGCGGGATGGTTTCAAGGATGAACTTGCTACATCTATTTTTGCAGATGAACGCACAATACAACTTTTTGCCGAACTAATCAGTGAGTTCGTTGATACAAACATTCCTGTGGTTGATGAAGACAATCGAATGGAACTTGCGATGATGCTGTTAGAAACTCTGGACATTGTAGCACGATGACTTACTCTAACCTCTCCAAGATTCGCCCGAAGTTAAGAACATCAGGTAACATCACAGGTAACTTTGGGCGTAGCAAAGTTTCAGCAGGTTCTTCACTTAATGATCTGGGTGTAACGAATGTTAAGGTTGTTAAATGTGTCACACAAACTGAATACCTGAATCGATTGTATCATGCTTTTGATCACACTACCGAACCTAAACTTCGTTCGTTTCTTTACACCGAAATCCGCAAGATTCTCATTCAACAAGGTAAATGGTAGCAAACAATTAAAATAGCTCACCTCTAAA